CTTTCCCTCGTGCGCTGAAAGTCCACGAGCTTGTTTTCGACGGAAAAGTTAATGACCGCGGTCGAGCCGTCGTCGGTTATCGTCATCACGTCCATGCGCCCCGCGAAGACGGTAATTGATTCGATGACCGCGCCCGTTGATTCGTTCAGCGCACCGAACATCACGCTCGCCGTGCGCCCCTGATAGTCCTCGGTCAAGGCCAGCGACACGAGCGCGGACGGTATGCCCGAGAGTTGCAACGTGATGCCGCGCGCGGACAGGTCTTCCGTTTCCTCGATTGCGCTGATGCTTCCGAGGTTGCCGATGCCTTGATAGCCGTTGCCGTCAATCGTGATGACTCCGTAGCCGGTCCAGTAGCACACGGTTCCGCTGTCGAAATTCATCCGCGTCGCGGTGAATGGTGCGAGTTGTGGCGCGGTGGTGCTGGCGAGCAGCGCGGCCGGGATTGTGCGTGCCATGTTATGCGAGTTCCTCGACGATTGAAAAGTTCACCCCGTAGAATCTGGCAGTGTCGATCGACCATTCGGTTGATGGTTGAGCGAGACGGAACACGCCGACGGCGGACGAATAGACGACTGCGTTTCCGCCCGCGTAGGAAGATCGGAGCAGGGGGAACACCTCGTAGCTCGTCGCGCTGTTGACCTGCGTGATTTTGTGCAGCTTCGCCGAGGACGTTGAGCCGAGCTGAATCCAGTCGCCCACGGCCCAGCTTCCAGTTCCACCTGTCACGGTGATAGTGGTCGTGTTCGCCGCGTGCGCTCCGCTTAGGGTCACGCTGCCAGTCATCGTGCCGCGGGTCGTCGGGTTTGAGTAGTCGCGAAAGTAGAACGTGCCGCGCGCCGCCATGAGCAGAAAGCCGAGAAGCTCCTCGGCGTCGGCGCGCACCATCGGAGGGCACTCGACTTGCCCACTGATTGTCGAGCCGGTCCAGTTGTATTGCTGCACGTTGAATGTAAACGGCGAAACGTTGCGCGACACCGCAGACGTGCCGGTCAGCGTTATGCGCGCGATGCGTATCGCGGCCGGTGGCGTGAGTGGATATGAAATTGCCATGACGGATGCGTGTTAGGCGAATGCCGTGCGATAACTTCCACCGCGTCTCACGGCATCGGGAATCTCGCGGCGAAGTTGGGCGCGCTGTTGCTCCAGGATTGGCTTTAGTTCGGCGCGAGTTACGCCGCTCGCGATGTTGTAGCTTAAATTGACAACGGTCCCGCCCCCGCCCCCGCCACCGCCCATCGCGCCATTCGGCACGATGCTGCCGGATGAACCGGGAACGAAAAGCTCGGGACCTTTCTCGCCGACGACGTAGGGTGAATTTGCACTTACGGGACCACCCATTGCGCGAGCGCCGAAACCCTTTATGATCGCGCCGCTGATTCCGGTTGCAAGCGGTCCGCTGACGGTCTGCTGAAATACCATTCGCACTAAATCCATGCCGATCGATCTGATGACTTCGCCTAGTTTTTGACCGCTGAAAATTGCGTCCTCGAATCCGGACGCGAGAATGCTTCCGGCATCGTATGCGAGCCTGTTCTGCTCCTTCAATAGCGCGTTGATTTTTTCCTCTCCTGCTGCGACTTGCGGCAGGAGCCTAATAATCTCCTCTTGGTCTTTGATTTTCTGCGCCGTGGTCTTTTCCTCGGCCTGCATATTTAGGGCAAATGAGTTAGCCTCCCTGCCTCCGAATGTTAGAGCGCTGAGTCGCTCTTTGTCGGCCGCAAGTTTGAGCTGCATATCTTTCAGCCCTTGAGACATATTTTGAGTGCGAAGAGCACCGGCCTGCTTCTCAAGATCGTTCAGTTTTTGCGTCTCGGTGGTGTCTTGCTTTTTCAGGTCATTAACAACCTTTTGCAGCTCGATCTCCTTTTTGGCCGTAGCGACCGGATCACCTTTTCCGCGCATCGCGGCGAGTTCATCTCCAAGCGTTGCAGCGAGATTCCTCTTCGCCTCGGTAAGTTTCTCCTGCGACATTCCTATCTGGTCAAATTCTTTGTTTAATTCCGACAGCGTTGCGCGAGACGCATCCAGCTCCTTCTTAAATTTGTCCGCTCGTAAAGCATCGAGCTTTTTCTTTATATCGTCCTCGGTTAATGGACTGAACGCGTTGCCAATGCTGATGCCAACTTGCGCAAGAGCCAGCGGCAGCTTCATGAAAAAGTTGAGCGTCCCCTCGACGAGATTCTGCATCTTCATCGCGGCCACAATTTGCTCGTCACTGAATCCTACTTCTTCGCCTGCGATAGCGACATTGTCGAGCCGCTGCTTCATCATGTTCAGCGTTCCGAGTATAGCCTCACCGCCGAACGCGAGCTTGGTAATCTTCGAAAGTCCTTGCGCGGATTTCTCTAACCTACCGAGCGAGTTCTGCACGCTCGCAAACGCCTGCGCCGTCTCGTCCACCGCCCTGAGTTGAAATGTCGCGCTAGCCATTTTGTTTGTTCAGTTTGTTCTGGTGGTCTATGTAAGCGAGCCAGCCGTTCAATTCCTGCACCGGCATCGCCGCGACTTCGTGCGCAAATTTGCCGAGTCGATCTGCAATCGCATACACGGCGAGGAAGTCGGCAGCGTCCCCGCCGTGAATCAGTTTTTTAGCTCCTCGACCGTCGGCGCCTCCGTTGAGATAATGGCGTTTGCTACGCGCGCAACGATGTTGCTGTCAGCCTTGTTCAAGAGCGTCGGTTTGTGATCAATGTCGAAGAGCTTCTTCCCGTCGGCGTCGGTCGCTTTGAGAATCAGAATGTCAACGAGCAACTCCATGTCGCTCTCGCGGCTCTTGCGATAGAGCTTATTTTTCTCCGCCAGAGTGACCGGCGTTGCGTAGATCGTGAGCTTCCACTCGGGCACCTCAATTTTCTTGGTGCCGAGTGAAGCGAAGTGTTCCCGAACAAGGTCGATTGCGTCCATGCGTCACCTCAGACTGTCAAAGTCGAGAGCGCGCCGTTGCCTTCGACCGAGATCGAGCCTTCAACCATGCCGTCGAACGCCGCGGTGATGTCGAACTTCGTCACCACGCCGCCGCCGGAGTAGTAAGTCGAAGTCGCCGTGATGCCCATCGGATAAAGGTTCACGGTCACGGACGAGCCGATGGAGCAAAGCACTTGGCCGGCGTCAATCGGGTCCCAGTAAACGGAGCCGGACACGTTCCACGTCTTCATCGTGCCGCGCCGCGTGCGGTAGGTGTCGCCGATCACGCTGTCCTCGACGGTGTCGGACGAGTGCGAGAGCGAGTAATTGCGCAACTCGCCAATAGTGGTGGAGGAAATTTTGACGACGCCGGAGCGTCCGAGTTGGTTGGCCATATTATTCGGTGGTTAGATAGATGCAGTTGAAAGTGTGCCGAGCGACGCCCCAGCGTTTATCTTCGTCAGGCTCGATCACATAATCTACGGACGTTAAATGCGTGTCCCTGCACGCGCCGCCAAGGGTCGGGTCTGCCAAGATTGCGGCCTCAACTGCGGCGGAGCCAGTGTCAAACAGGTCGTCGATGATCGTCGCTGAGGTCTGCGCCGTGAAATAATCAACCATGACCTGGAGCTGCCGGAACTGCTCGCCGCGGCCAATTGGCATCGTGCGAACCTCAATTTGCTCGTTGATCGCGTAAACCGCGGCAGAAGGAAACGACACGCTCGCGATGGTGTTGTTTCGCCCGCGAATCAGATTTGCCGTGACGACGACGCCCGCCGTGGTCAGCGCGGTCCCGATTGCGTTGCGGATGTCGGTGCGAGTGCTCATGGTTCTTTGTATTCGATTTTCCCGGCTCCGCTAACTTTGGCGAAGCCGAGATTGACGGCCTTGTTTGCGAGGATGCGGTCAACTTTCTGCTGCGTGACTTTCGCGCGAATCGCCATCGCGTTATCGACGTAACGATTGATGTCGGGAATCTTCGTGTTGGTCGCCGTGCCGATGATGTAGGGATTCCGCCCGAAGTTAAACGAGGTCGTGCCAGACGCGGAAGCGTGTCGGCGAATCCACGCCGGGACGCGAATTCCGCAAGCGAGCGCAGCCGCGGCGAATCCCGATTTGCTCCAGCCGACGCGCGACTTGACGAGGTTGAAATACGCGTCAGCCGATGCGTCCTGAATCCACATCTGGTCTTGAACTTGCCAGCGACCAATGACGCTGCGCGACACGTTGCCAGTCCGGCCGCGCGCGTTGCGGTAGCGTTTGTGAAACGCTGACATTTCAGACGTTGACGCAGCCGGCTTCCAAAAACGCGACATGATACGAATCTTTTTCGACTGCTCCCAGCCGAGGCGCACGCCTGCCGTCTCGCTTAGGCCATTACGCGGTGGAACCAAGCTCGATGAGCCGATGCGCTGGAACAGTCCAACGGATGAGTAGCGTGTGCTAGATGCACGCTTGCCGCCAAAGAGGTCGCCTTTGATTGCGCTCTCGCCCTGCTGCCTAGCCGCCGTGCTCATGCCGCCCGAGCCGGGAGAGCCTGCCGATGATTTCCCGGTGGTCGGCGGGATAATCAGCATCAGCGTTTTTGCGACGAGTCCACCCTCCTGTTTTATCACTTGGCCCAGCTCCACGCGCGCAGCATCGGCCAGCCGAGCCAGCGCAAACTCCAGCTTCTTCGAGTCCACTTTGACCGAAAAGTTCATATCACCTTGCAAACGTCCATCTCGACGCCCGTTCCTTCGGCGTCAAATCGCACCTGTTCGACGAAGTAGGTGACGCCCGCGCGCACGAGGGTCTGACTTTGCGCCGGCGTCGTTGCGACTTGGCTCGTGGTCAGAAACACCGTGAACTTCGACTCGTCGCGGCGCTGGTTCTCGAAGTCGGCGAACGCATCGCGCGACGATGACCAGACGCCGGTGACGCTCGCGCCGAGATACGAGAACGTGATTCCGGCCTGCGACAAGATCGCGTCGAAGTCGGTCGAGAGTTGGGTTGGGTCGAAGTCGCGGACGGCCATATTTAGGCGTCAAATGTCACAATCCGCGAGGCTGGTGAGATCGCGTCGTTCTGCGCATCGCCGCTCAGGACGTGCCAAAACTCCGAGCGCACGGCTCCGCAAATGATGGACGGCGAGGAATTGATCGTGAACACGCTCTTGGCGTCGCGCAGCAGGCGCGGGAGATGCGACGAACGGCGCGCAGTCAGAATGGTTTCCTTTGCGATTCCAGCCCTTAAAAGTGCGTCTGCGTGTATTGGGTCGGCCAGCGTCACGAAAGGCCCCGGAATGCGTTTCCTTGCCGCATCCGCGAGGGTTTTGAGTGTGTAGCGGTTGAGCTGCGAATAGCCGAACGGCGAAAAGATACTCGTGTCGGCCGGCAGACCGTAGTCGGCGAGACTCGGCATTGCCGCGATGAGATCGAAAACGGGTTTGCGGTCGATTTTGGCGAGCAGCGGGTTCGTGCCATAAACGTAGTCCAGCCACGTCATGCCAGAATCCACGAAATCCGCGAAACGGTCGGGCCAGATTTCAAGATCGAGGACCATGTCGAACTCATAAAACGGGCGCTGAATCTTGAGCGTCGGGACGCAGTAGCTCACGCAGTCGAAAAACTCGTGATATTGCGGAAGGCACTCCACGAAGACCTGATTGCCGTCGGCTGCAAAGTGCCGAGCAATCGGCAGGACGCGAATGATGTCCCCGAGTCGCTGCGGATATGCGATGCAGATTTTCATCGGGCGAACACCGCCGTCAGGATGTTCGGCCGCTTGCCGTCGCCCTTGCGAATCGCGTCCTCCGGATTGCTGCAATAAATCTCGCGCATCCCCATTCGCTGAAATACGCGCGAAAGCGAAACCGAGTTGAAATGCCAGAGATGCTCGCCCGGGCGCCGGTGCTTCCATTCGGCAAACCATTTTGGGTCGGCTGCTCCGTCATACCACGGGACCG